CAGTCATATGGACCTTTAATGTTGCGGTATACCGCAGGGTTACAGGTTGTAAGAGATGGTGAGCTTACCTTAGACTTTGGAGAGCCTGTGTTAACAGACTTACCGCGGTCGCACCTCTAGTTAAACCCAGCCCAGAGACTTTATTAAAAGTCAAGGGAGGTGGGGTGAGAGATGTAGAACGTGAACAAAACACCGTTTGATGCGTCGACCCATTACCGTGGTAAAGGGGCGGCGTTCCAAGTCGTATTTTGAACATATTATACTTCTCTCTTGTGTGGCGTTGAAAGCTTGTACCACTAGGGCTTTCAACCTCAACACCCATAAAGTCTGTCATCGAGTCAAGAACCTGGCTCACGTTAGCGAACCAGTCGACAACAAAGGAGAATGGGATTAAGTTCCACGCAAGCGTCGCGGGATTAACAACCCCGAAACGTTGAGCGAGAAAGGCATTGGGGTTCTTGACAGAGACCTTTGCAGACATTTTTTCAGTCGCATCGGCCTGCCATTTATCCCAAGACCTTAGCTGCCAATCGTCATAGTTACGAGTGAAGCCTTGACCCGATGCGTGAGCCTGACCCTGAATACGAGATTTAGGGTCAAAATTAGCTTTCGACATCGTATTAAGACTATCGCCAATATCCTGAACAAGGGGCTGCCAGCCGAAATGATATTCGAGCCAAGCAGAACCAAGATCAGAGCTATGACGGCGGACGTCGATACCACTCTTATCGAGAGGTCGACTCCGCTTACGCCATGTGCCATCCGGAAGTTGTTTCCAACGACGACGGATGCCACGGGGAATACCTCGGAGACCGAGAGCTTTTCCGGCGTCGCCAAACCGGCCTGAGGAGATAGCCCGCGTAAACTTAAGAAGCTGAAGGGATCGTTCAGAAACCATCCCAATAGCATCTTTAGCCTGAGCGAGATTTTCACCCCAGCCTGACCTCGAAGTCGAGGTCACAGAGTCAAGGGAATCAAGTAGTTTCCCATAAGCCTGCGATTTGGCAAAATTGGTAGGAAGAAGACCACTCCACGCTGCATCAGGTGGAGTGGCGTTAGGATCGAGATCCCACCAGCCAAGACGGGTTACCTCAGAGAAGTTCAGAGCACATGGTTGCTTATAGGGACGCGGTTGCGTACCCCAATCGCGACTGTATGCTCTGCGCAAATCATGATCGTAACCGTAAAAGGCCTCTTCCTTGTGCTTCATGCTAGTTCGCTAAAAGAGCAGAAGCCTGACTAGAGCTCCCTAGAGATAAGATCCCTAGGCTAGTCAGATGGCCAAGCTGATTGCAAATCAGCTTACTCGAGTGGGTAGCTCCCACGGCCATAGATG